AAATCCGCGCGGCCCTCCAAAAACTTGGATGCTAATTCTTTCTGAAAATGTTTCACGTGAAACAATCCCCACCCCTTGAAACGAGGGGGTGCCTAAATTTTAGGCGGTTTCTTAAAAACTCGGACTAATTTGATAATTCTATTGACGCCCCCGGCCCTAATGGTGTACCAAGGCCCCCGTGGAGGTCTAAGGAGAAGTTATCATGGCTGGCCATATTAGCCCTGTGGGGAACGAGTTTCCGGTCGGAGAGTACGGTCCGGCAATGCGGGGCCTCACTGAGATGCAGCAGAAGTTCGTTTTGCACCTCCTCGACCTGGGGGGCAGTTACACTGAAGCCGCCCGGGCTGCGGGCTATTCTGCTAATAGCGCCAATAGCTTACGGGTGTGTGCTCATAGACTGGCGCACTTGCCCACGGTGATCGACGCCATCCGTGAACAGGGTGAGCGTTATCTGCGCGGCGGCGTGGCCATTGGGGTGCATGTGCTCATGGACATCGCCAAGGACCCCACCCACAAAGACCGGCTCAAGGCCGCAACTAATCTTCTGAACCGCGCAGGGTTGGGCGAGAACACCACCAAGACCGTCAGGCATGTTCATGAGCTGAGCGACGAGCAGTTGGAGAACAAGATCAAGATGCTGGCCAAACGCAATGGGCTGGACGCGAGTAAGCTGCTGGGCAAGGAAGTCGTGGATGCGACCTTCAAGGAAGTCCCTGCTGAGGCAACTGCTGGGCTGGAAGACCTGCTTTGAACCCGAAGAAGATTGAGCGGGTGGCCAAGGCCATTTGTTTTGCGGCCAGGCATAACCAGATGGCCAAGTGCCCGGTATGCGATGCTTCCACCAAAGATGGCTGCATCCTGGCCGCGCAGTTCGAGATCGAGGCAGTCGCGGCAATTCGTGAGATAGAACGATGAGCAGTGAGAAGATCGAGCTCCTACAGACTTTAGAGGAAATCGACCGCAGACGGCGCTTTGGCAAACTGGCGCGCTTCAAGCCTTATCCAAAGCAACAGACGTTTTTCGACCTTGGTGCCACCAAGCGTGAGCGGGCCTTGATGGCGGCCAACCGTGTCGGCAAGTCGGAATGCGGCTCGGTCGAGATGACCTATCACCTGACTGGCCGTTATCCCAAAGGCTGGAAGGGCAAGAAGTTCGACCGGCCCATTGTGGCTTGGGCGGCGGGCGAGACCAGCGTTTTGGTGCGTGATGTCCAGCAGACAAAGTTATTTGGCAAGCCTGGGGTCGAAGCGGAGTTCGGCACTGGCTTTGTGCCCAAAGAGTGTATTGCTGACAAGCCCTCTATGGCTAGAGGTGTGACTGACGCCTATGACACGGTTCAGATCAAGCATATGACGGAGGGGGTTGAAGATGGCATATCAACACTCTCCTTCAAATCTTATGAGCAAGGCAGGGCAAAATTCCAAGGCAGCACGGTTGACGTGGTGTGGGAGGATGAGGAACCACCGGCTGATGTTCACGCCGAAGCTTTAACCCGCATTGCGCCGTCTGAAGAAGCACCTGATGGCGGGATTTTATACGGCACCTTCACCCCACTAAAAGGTATTTCAGATGTGGTCAGGCGCTTCAGGGATGAGCAAAGCCCTGACCGCGCCATGGTGACGATGACCATTGATGAGGCTGAGCATATCTCGGCTATAGAGCGCGTTAAGATCATCGCAGGTTACTTGCCACATGAGCGCGAAGCCCGTGCCAGAGGTGTGCCAATGATGGGCTCAGGGCGGGTGTTCACCTCGACTGAAGAATCCATCTCGGAAGAAATCCACCCTTCAATGGTGCCATTGCACTGGGCGAAATTGTGGGGCATCGACTTTGGCGTGGCCCATCCGTTCGCAGCAGCGCTCATTGCCTGGGACAAGGACGCGGACATCATTCATGTGGTTCACACGGTGAGACTGTCGGATAATAGGCCCCGGGATCACGCAGCGGCCATGAAGCCGATTGCGGCGGGGGCACCCGTGGCGTGGCCGCAGGATGGCACGGCCAGGGAAAAATCCAGTGGGGAACCTTTGATGAAGTTCTACAAGGATGAGGGCTTGGTGATGTTGCCGGAACATGCGACTTGGCCGGGTGGGGGTGTCTCAACCGAGGCGGGCGTGGCCGAAATGGACGACAGGTTTAAAACGGGGAGGCTGAAAGTGGCCAGGCACTTGCTGGCGTTCTTTGAAGAATATCGGGACTACCACAGGAAGGATGGGTTCCTGGTGAAAGTCAGGGATGATATTCTGTCGGCTTTGCGTGTGGCAATCATGATGAAACGACACGCCAGACCCATGGCCATCGGCAACAAAAAATCCTCTCACCAACAGACTGAGGCAAAGGACATTGACTTTCCCGTCTGGTAAAGATAATTTTAGCAACCCCGAAAGGCACAAGAATGTCCTCCCTGTTGATTGCGCAAGAAGTCTGTGCGTGGATTGGAAAACCTTCAGACGTGCAGGTGCATGGGGCGGCTGCGTCTATAAAACATGCGCTTGGCGGCGAGACATTAGTAATCGTAGAGGGTGAGCCTGACACACTCTCTTGGATCGGCCAACACAGGTTCATCCCAAAGTATTTTAAGGGCCTTGGGTTATTGCACTCAGGATTTGGCACGGTAGGAGTGGCGCTATGGGAAACTTTGAAAGCTGCGTTACCACCGACGGGGCTGGTGACTTTCACAGGCTACGCGGGTGGAGCAGCGATTGCGCAAGTGGTTGCGGCCTGTTGTCGCTTGGAGAACCCGGAACGTATGTGCCGAGCGGTTGGTTTCGGATCACCGCGCCTGGTGTGGATGACAAACTACAAATTCAACAGGCTCTTGCGCGGCGCGAATTCTTTTCTCTACGCCAGGGTTGGTGATCCGGTAACTGAGGTTCCGGTTGGCCCGATGTACCAACATGCACTCACGCCGGTTAAATTGGGTGACGGTGAAGAAGATGATTTTATCCCCACCGCACACAGCATGGACCGTTACTGTGAAGACTTGAGCATGGTGCGCGAGTTGCTGAAAGCCTTGGCCAAGGGCAGGCGCACCAGCCCTGATGAAATTTATGGAACAAAAAATGCCCCAGGATAACATCAAGAACTTCGCAGGCTTTGCGGCCTCTACTGATCTGGGCCTGGGTGATAAGCTCTCGCAGCAACTTTCTGACCAGCAGGATGAGCTGCGCAAGAAGAAGGCGGCTGAAATGGCCGCACGCACCGGCCAGGCTCCAGGTGCCTTCGGACCGGCGACACTGGCACTCTTAGGCAACCCGATGGCGGCGCTCAATGGACAATAGTTCTCTCGCATTTGACAATCCTCCAGCCCGGCTCATGTCGAAGCATGAGGAGGAAGTGGTTGACCGGGTTCAACGTGAGTTCAGCCAGCTTGTCACCTTCCGCAGCACCACTGGAACGCATTGGGAAGAAATTGCCGAATTGATTTGGCCCGAAACCCGCAACACCTTCCAATATGGTAACTACAATTGGCCGGGCTCAAAGAAGACCGACAGGCAAGTTGACGCCACGGGCATGATGGCTTTGTCGCGCTTTGCTGCAATCCTCGACAGCTTGCTGACCCCACGCAATACTTTCTGGCAGATGCTGCGTGCTGATGACGACTATGTGATGAAAGACCGAGCCACCGCAATCTGGTTTGAGCAAGCTACCAAGATTTTATTCAAGCACCGCTACTCGCCAATCGGAAACTTCGCTTCCCAAAATCAGTTGGTGTGGAAATCGCTTGGGGCCTTTGGCACCGGCAGCATGTTTGTTGAAGCAGCTTACACGGCCCTTGGCGAGCGTGGGCTTCGTTATAGGCACATCCCTGTGGGCGAGATGTTCCTGCGTGAAAATCACCAAGGCTTGATCGACAGTGGTATAAGATGGTTCAAGCTGACACCAAGGCAGGCCATGCAGCGCTGGCCAAAGACCTTCCCGCCGATCTTGAATGCGCCCCTGAAGATGGGCACCGAGATGACTTACAATTTCCTGCATTGCATCACTCCGCGTGAGCCAGGTTCTTATGATCCTGAAATGCTGGATGCCTCAGGGATGCCCTTCGAATCGGTCTATGTTTCAATTGAGGGCAGGTGTCTGTTGAGCGAATCAGGCTATCATTCATTTCCTATCCCGACTTCGCGCTATGAACAGGCACCAGGTGAAGTCTATGGCCGCTCACCAGCTATGGCAATCTTGCCCGCACTGAAGACACTCAATGCCCAGAAGCGAACTTTCCTGAAGCAAGGCCACCGTGCGGCTGATCCGGTTCTTCTCACGGCTGATGACGGCTTGATGGATTTTTCTCTGCGTCCTGGCGCGTTGAACAAAGGCGGTGTGTCCTCGGATGGCAAAGCCTTGGTCCATGTTCTGCCAACGGGTCAAATCCAGATCGCCAAAGAGATGATGCAGGAAGAACGCCAGCTCATCAATGACGCCTTCCTCGTCTCACTGTTCCAGATTTTAACTGAGACACCGACGATGACGGCAACCGAAGTGATCGAGCGCACCAATGAAAAAGGGATTTTGATGGCCCCAACAGTTGGCCGTCAGGAGGCTGAATACCTGGCCCCAATGGCCCAGCGTGAACTGGACGTTCTATCCTACATTGGAGCCTTGCCACCAATGCCGCCACGGCTGAAAGAAGCGCGTGGGGCTTATAAGATTGTTTCGGTTTCTCCAATGGCCAAGGCGATGCGCGCTGGTGAAGCCGCTGGTCTTATGCGCGCGGTGGAAAACACCAAGGCACTGATTGCGATTACCCAGGACCAGTCTCTGCTTGACCCTTATGACTTCGATATTATTTCGCCAGCTATTGCTGAAATCCAGTCGGTGCCCGCCTCGTGGATGGCAACACCGGAAAAGATCGCGGCCAAGCGCAAGTCACGCGCGGATGCTCAGCAACGTCAAGAGCAAATTCAGGCAGCACCAGCACAAGCTGCGATGATGAAAGCCCAAGCGGTTGCGTCAAAGGCTGGCGGTGGCCAACCGATGCAGGGGCAACCTCCCCAGCAAGGCCAGCCACCTCAAGGTCCTGGGGGTTAATGTTTGGCGGCTCTCACGGAAAAAATTGGAAAGACCTATGATGGTATCAGGAACCGCAAACGCGCCTATCAATTGGCTTTCGGGTCGCCTGCGGGTAAGGCGGTCCTTGAAGACCTCGCCAAATTCTGTCGGGCCAATCAGAGTTGCTTTGACGCCGACGCAAGAGTTGAAGCCGCCTTGCTCGGAAGACAAGAAGTGTGGCTGCGTGTGATGCACCATTTGAACATGAGTTCTGAAGATATTTTTAAGCTCTACCATCAGGTGAGCATAACCCAAGGAGAAGACAAAGATGGTTGATGATGTAAAGACGCCCCCCGCTGACAAGCCCTGGTATGAAGGTGCTGATGCGGACACGGTTGGTTATTTGCAAAATCGTGGCTGGGTTGCGAAGCCCGCGAATGAAGTGGCCCTTGAAGCCATCAAGGCGCATCGCTCAGCAGAAAAACTGATCGGGGCTCCGGCGGACCGCATTATCCGCCTGCCCTCTGATGCCAATGACGAAACCGGCTGGGCTGGTGTTTGGCAGAAGCTTG